GATAAAAATTGATATACTTAAAAACAACTGATGTTAAAGCCTTAAGAGAAAAATTGCTTGAGCAACAAAACTCAATATGTCCTCTTTGTGGTAGAACAATATCTAATGATAAAGCCGTCCTCGACCATCAACATCGTCAAAGGAAATCCGATCCCATCGGAGTTAATGGAGATGGAATGGTACGAGGGGTGTTATGTAATAACTGTAATCAGATCGAAGGTAAAATTGCAACGGCGTTGAAGAGATTTCAAAACATCACTCAAAAATCTGATAAAATAGATTTCCTTTATAATTTAATTAAATATTATACTCATTATCAGACAGATTACGTTCATCCAAGTGAAAAGTTGCCGGTCAAAAAGATATCAAAACGACAATATAATAAACTTTTGAAAGTATGTAAGACAAAAGTTCCAGATTACCCAAAATCTGGAACTTTAACCAAAGCACTAAAGAAATTATTTGAGAAATATGAAATCAGTCCGTTCGTTTGAAATTTTACATATTGATTTAGATGAAGATTTAAGTTATGGAAATGTTGATGGTTTTTGCAAAGATGATAAAGATTGTTACTATTTTCACGGATATGATACTGAAAGAGATAGTTGGTGTATTGATTTTTATGTTTTAAATGATGAATTGACACAAAGACTTTTGAAATTAGTTGAAAGAGAGAAATCACTTTTTAACATTGAAGATGAATACAAACATTTGACAAATGAATTTTTTGAGATTGAATCTGAATTAGAATTAATTCGACTAAATGTAATTTTTGAAGATGTGGATTTTTGTAAAGTCTGTCAAGTTAAAGGATCGTTAAGATCATGGTGGCATGAGCCAACATTTTTTGAGGTTATAAGATGAGAGCACTAATTATAGGTTATGGAACAGTTGGTCAAGCTACCCACAGTTTAATTGATAACGGAAATAAGATTGAGTTCAGAGATCCTAAATACGATGAGTATGAACGTCAATATTATGCTAATTTTGATGTGGTTTTTATCTGCATTCCAGTTCAATCGATTGATGGTCAGCAAAATCTCGAACCTTTGAAAAAGATTCTTAAAGCTATTAAGAAAGATGCTGATGAAACTTATGAAGATCCTAAAGACGATCCTGTAGTTGTGCTCAAATCATCATTATTATATGAAAATGTTCAAGAACTGATGGAGATTTACAACAAGGTTGTGGTTAATCCTGAGTTTTTGAATGAAAATACAGCCTTTGAAGATGTACAGAAACAACCAATCGTGTTAGGTGGCAAATACTCTGATGTTGCAGTCGTTAAACAGTTATACGATTACAGTTGGACAATGTCACATGACTCAGTTTTGGATTTTGAAATCTGCTCTATAGAGCAAGCTTGCAACTTTAAATACGTTCACAATCTGTACTCAATTTGGAAAATGATGTTTTGGGAAATGGTTCAAGACCTCACCCACGATGAAAGAAAGATGTATCAACTATACAAGAAATTTCAGACACCTGACATGGCAGTGGTTGGCTTAGATGGATATCGTGGCATTGGTGGTAAGTGTTTTCCTGACAATCTTGAATGCACAAAAGACAAACATAAACTTTTAAAAGCTATTTATGAGTACAATAAGGAATTGAAAAATGAGTAGATTAGAATTCATGCTCGATGAGCTTGTACCATGTTTACCTATAGTCTTAATAATTACAGTTTGTGAGATTTTTGATTTAGATTTGGTTCTTGCATTCTTAGGGTATATTGCGATTGTCGTAACAAAGATTGAATACAGGAATTGGAAGGAATGAATTACGGTTTACCGTATATGGGATCAAAAAATTCCATAGCTCAAAAAATTGTAAATTTTCTGCCGAAGGCAGAACACTTTTACGATCTTTTCGGAGGTGGTGGAGCAATCTCACACTGTGCACTGTTGTCAGGAAAATACAAATATGTTCATTACAATGAGTTAAATCCTCTTGTGTACAAGGGATTTCAAATGGCTATTAATGGAGAGTTCAAAGATGAAAAGCGTTGGATCAGTAGGGAAGATTTCAATGCATTGAAGGATACCGATCCCTATGTTGCCATCTGTTTTAGCTTTGGAAATAATTTAAAAGCTTATCTGTATGGTAAAGAAATTGAACCTATTAAAAAAGCTTTTCATTATGCAGTTTGCTTTGATGATTATTCATTGCTAGACACATATTTTAACGAAAATAAAATTAGATTGCACCAAAGTAAATTTAATGATAGAAGACTTGAGTTTCCGATCAAATTAAGTAATTTATACCGCAATAACTTATTAGATTTAAAAAAAATTTCTAAAGGCGTTAATATAAGAAAAACTGACATATGTGCTTGTACACAGAATTTAGATTTCATAGCAAGATTGCAGAACCTAGAATCACTAGGTCGCTTGCAGAACCTAGAATTAACGAATTTATCATATAATGATGTTAAAATAGAGAGAGAGAGAGAGAGATGCATATACTGTGACATCCCTTATAAAAATACTGCAAAATATCAAGACAATTTCGACTATGAAAAATTTTATAATTGGTGTTTACAACAAGATAATATATACATCTCAGAATATCAGATGCCTGAAGATTTCAAATGTATATTAGAGATTAAAAGACAAAATATTTTTGGTCAAAAACAAGACAACTATGTTATAGAAAAATTATTTACACCTAAAAGCAATCCAAGATATAGAGAATTAAAACATTTTGAAGTAGAAGATTGGTAAGATGAAACTTAAAGAGTACATTGATAGCTTGCAGAAAATCTATGATAAGCATGGTGATCTTGACGTAGTCATTCAAGAGGATTATGAATGCGGTGATTTATCATGGGAAACTGATTTTGAAGAACCTCAAAAACCTAAATTCAATAAATATAGTAAGAATGTTGTGATTCACCACGATACTATATTTTTTGATTGAGGTTCAAAATGGAAACTCGACAACAGATGCTTGAGGCAATTATTGAAGATGTTAAGGAATCGATTCAAATTTTAGAACATGCATTGGACTACACAGACATGGAAAACAAAGAAGACTTTTTACCTTACCGTAAGAAGAAATTTTTGCTTAAACTGTTAGAAGATGAATACAAAAAATGTTCAAAAGAGAATCTAAATGATTAATTTATGTTATTGTGTAATTGTGATCGCATTCTGTTGCTTGTGTGGATATCTCGCATATATTGGAAACTATTGGCTTGCTTTCTTTGCTTTAATTGCAATTCCAAGTTTATCTTTATACGATAAACCGAAGACAGTTGTTATCAATGTATATACAGTTGAAGATTTTAAAAAAGTTCAGGAATTGCTTAAGGATAAGCCAAATATTGAAATCCATTACAAAGGTACGAGTGTAAGAGATCTGTATAGAGATTTGAAAAAGAATGATAATCACAACAATTCAACCTCAAGAAGTTTATAACATTTGTAAAGAGAAACCATTTTATACAGATATAACAAAATCAGAATATTACGATTGGAAAGATTTCATTGAAGCTTATAAATGGTTAAGCTCAGTTATGGAATCAAAAATTGAAAAACCTTTTCAAGCTCAATATCCAATATGGGGTTGGTACAGATATAATGGTAAGTACAAGCTTGACTTAAGACAGCATACACGATTATATCCACCTAACTATTATGCAATTACTTTAGATATTCCTGACGATCAAGTCTTACTTTCAGACTATGAATCTTGGCATGCTGTACTTAATAAGTTTATTTTGCACGATTTAGACAATGAAGCTGATTTTGATAAGAATGACGATTATTACGATAAACTGAAAGAATCCGACCATAATAAATATAATGAACTTATGGTTCAGAGTTGGTATCACATTTTCGACTTAAAACCAAATGTCTTTTCAAGTGGTACTGAAATCCAAGCAACTTTTTGGAAAATTGATCCAAAGTGGATTATCAAAGCTAAAAAGTTTGGATCAATGAAGGAATCTAAAAATGACGACTAATATTGTGTTTTATATAATTTTAGGATTTTTCACGATTGGTTTCTTTTTCTCAATATTTTCAAAATGAGCGCGGTTAATATAATTTATCTTACTGATCAATGTAATTTTGATTGCGAGTACTGTTATGAAAAAACTAAACACTCTCAAATATCCGCATCTCAATCTGAATTGAAATCTATTGTGGAAGAATGTGTTGATGAAAATGGACAGACTACTATATGTTTATTTGGTGGTGAACCTTTATTAAAATTCGACAACGCCGAATTTGTGATGGAATATGCGTATTCATTAAAGAAAAATATTCATTTTCATATGATAACCAACGGATATATGTTATCTAAAGATGAATTTCTATTCAGATATTACTCTAATTATTTTGTCAAAAATAATTTATTGAGTACGGAAATATCGTTTGATGGAGTAGGCAATTCTTTACGTAGATTCAGAGGCAAAGATTCCACTCCAATTACTTTAAAGGTTTTTAAAAACTTAACTAAATTAAAATTAAAATACGGAATAAGCTACACTATTAATCGTTTGAATGTTAATTATTACATGGCAGACATTCCTAAAATTTTTGATACCTTACGTCCTAGTAAGATTACCGTTCGGTTTGACCGAAGCCTTCCTCATTCAGAGTACTTAAAGTTCATAAATAATCAAAACCATTTAATGAATGTCGTTGGGATTGGCAATATATGTGTAGGAAACTGTGATCAGTGTAAAATTTGCACATATAAGGATTCATTAAAATACTATACTAATACAAAAATAAGAGAAATTGATATAAAATCAAACGCAAAACCATTTTCTGATTTCTGAGGTCACCATGTTTACATATAATTTAGATGTTAATCGAGAAGATATTTTAAAGCATCCAGACGTGCTTAGATATTTTAAAGTCCAAGAACTATGTGAAAACAGGCACAAATGCGTCATAGCGCGCTCTAGAGAGCGAATCAATGATCTAAGGGTACGCGCTCGAGTTTTGGGCGTACGTTACGCACGTATTGCGTTTTTCTATAGGACATTTAAAGACTACACCAATGACGAACTGTATAACATGGTTTTAATCGGATCGAATAACGATCAAGTTAATATCAGATATAAAAAATTTATTTATGAATGCTTTGATGTGTTAAGAGATATTAAACGTCAAAAGATATCCGTAAAAGTACAAAATTTAAAAGATAAACATGAGATCTCAAAGGTTTTAAGGTCAAAAGGAATCAGAATCGGTATAGTTGCGTTTGCTTATAAGCAAATGATTGCTAAAACTAAATTTTATATCAACGAAGTGATCAATGAAAACGTCAAGCTTGATGATTACAAGTACCTCGATAGCTTCATAAATGCTTACGTTCAAAAGAATATCAAAAAATACCAAGCAATGAAAGCTGAAGCAGATAAAAAGACTATGACTGAAATCCATGCAGATTTTAAACGTCAAGAAAATGAACAGCTTGAAAAGTTGACTGAGGAGCAAGCAATTAAAATTGCCGGATCGATGTACAACGCTGAACAAAGAATTAAAAAAGACATCCAAGCTCAAGAGAATGTAATTTACGCAATGTTCGGTTACAAAAGAATTGATGATGAATTTATTCCTATAAAATCAGCCTAATGGATTACATAGATAAAAAATACTTTTTAACTGCAGTTGCTGATTCAAGATATAAACAGATATCGGATTCCGATATTGCTGTCAGATGTCCGATTTGTGGAGATTCTAAAGTCCACAAAAATGAAATGCGTCTGCATATATATGAAAAGAACGGACAAACTAGAGTCGGTTGTTTCAACGGTGAATGCAAGGTTGGTCAAACCAACGTTTATAGATTTTTAAGAGATTTTTACCCTGAGCTATTTCAACAATATAAAAAAGAAAAATTCAATCAAAGATTGTCGGAGTTATCAGATAATCGAGATGTATTCGCATCTTTAGACCTCCCAAAAAAAGTTCAAGAACCTAAAAAAGTAATCACTCAAGACCTATCAATGTACTTTAATGAATTAGATCAATCAGCATTAAATTATATTCAGTCAAGACATTACACTTATAAAGAATCTAATTTTGGAAAGTGGTACATTGGTAATAACCCTTTGAAAATTGGTGATAGGATTTACTATTTACAGAATTGTTTAATCATTCCTTTATATTATAAGAATGAGATGTACGGATTTTACTCTCGTTCGATTAAAGATAAGAAATTCTATACTTATATGAATGAAGCCAACATGGGTTATAAAGTATGGAATTGGTTCAATGTTGATAAAAATCAGCCAGTATATATTTTTGAGGGTATTTTCGATGCCATTTCCGCATGGTCATGTGGATTAAAGAATGTTGTAGCTTGTATGGGTGCTAAGATACCTGATGAAAGATTAAAAGAGCTGAAATATCCTGTGTTCTGTCTAGATAATGATAAAACAGGACTTAACAACATGATTAAATATTCAGACAAATACCAAGTGGTCGTATGGGATAATCCATTCAAAGATTGTAATGAAATGCTGATTAATGGATTGAATGTTAAAGATGAGATTGTTAACAATACATACAGTGGAATTTTAGCTCAGATAAAAATTCGTTCGAAACTTTAATTAAAGAATTAAAGCTCTCAAATTTGAGAGCTTTTTAATCATTATTAATCATTACTTAACTTTTGCAATATCGTCCATAACCTTTTTGTGAATATCAGTATCCGTATTCCAGTAATCACTCATGTACCATTTGAAAGTATAAACAGCATCTTTAAATTTCTCAAGTTTAGTAATTAACCTTTCAGCTTGGTAATAGTAGTCTTCAGAACCTTTCTTGTTGTTTACAGTAACAGCATTTATTGATTTTATGAAAAGATTACGAACATCATCAAACTCGTTGATTAAATCAATAAGCATCTTAGCATCATCCTTGACACTTCTCTTGTTCTTGTTCTGCTGAACTTCAGCCTCATGTTTTCTGTATAGAGCTGATTTACGATCATAGCTATAAATTGGATCTAGAGGATCATTTGTCACTCTTGATGCTCTTCGTGAAGCTTCAAGATCACTAATATAAGCATTACCATCAGCATCCTTAATAACAAAAGCATCGTAACTCTGATCACGCATCATTTCCTGGATCTCAGCAACATAGCCGTCCCATTTACCAGTGCTAATTACATCGTCAACACTAGTTAGAATTTTCCTGTCACCTCTATAATTTCTTTGACCATTTTCATCAAATAGATCCCAATCAAAATTGAATTTTTCCTTGATACGTGTACAATCTGAGAATTTGGTATCAATGAAATAACATGAATAAGAGGCATCATCAACCAGAGCGCGGAGTTTCTGTCTTAGATCAGGACCAGGATCCTTACTAAAATCAACGGATTTTTCCTTTGCCAATTTCTTGTACTTCTGCAGTTCCTTAACTGCTCCCATGTTCTGACTATGACAAATAATGACGAAACGACCGACACCTTCAGCATCCTTTACGCGTCTCTTTAACTTAGCCTGCTGATCTTTAGATAACTTCTCAAAAGTCACATTATTAGCCGAAATACCTGCATCCTTTAGTTTTCTTGCAATCTCATGGAGGATTTTAGAAGACATTTTTGATTTCATCTCGGCACTGAAAGCTTCAATTAGAAATGAATCATAATTTTCACAAATAAAATCTTTAAAACTTAGCATATTAAGCTCCTCGTTATAAAATTATTTTTAAGTTTATATTATTTATAAAATTTGTTGAGCTAAAAGTTTTCTTATTAACGAAAATCTTTAATTTTTAGCTCCATTGTAGAAATCTTAAAAATTCTCTGAAAAATTCATGAAAGAAAAATATTTCATAGATTTTTTTAAAAAATATCTTGAACTTTTGAGAAAAATATCTATAATATAGATATAAGATCAAACGGAGAATCAAAAATGACTGATATAGCTAAAATCATTGAAAAAGAGCATGAGATCAACGATCTTTTAGAAGAGAACAAGTTATTCGGTGAAGTCTATTCTGATAGCAACTTACCAATCATTTATATTAAGATTGAAGGAGATTGGAAACATGACCATCTGTTTTTAGCCAATCTTTTAAAAGAACATGGTTATTCTTATCTCGGTGAGCATGTAACCTCAAGTGATGGTAGCGACAGCTACGAAGCAGTTCATTCAGTCATTGTTTAAGGGGATTCAAAATGAGTGGAGTTATTGTTCGAATCAAGTTCGCATTTTTAACTGATATTGATATTAATACTGTTAATGATATTGAAGAATTTAATGAAACCAAGATCCTTGATATTTTAGGTGAAAAGTTCAAAGATGAAAAATTTGAAGCTAATGAATACATCTCAATAGCAGAGCTTAGAACAAGTAAAAAATCTGAATATCAATTCTTATTTGAAGACATTAAAAGAAAACATCCAAATATCTCAGATAACAAAGTTGTGTTTATTGCGGATGCTGAAATCAGATTCAGTTATTATGTTTACCCTGCTACATATTGGGAACCAGAGGATGATAACTACTCTGAGAATTTTGAAAAAGCTTATGATCCTTTATATAATAGAATTGAATCTGAACTTAAGACTTTAGACAAAGATTCAAAGATTGAAATGTTTGATGTTGACTCTGATGACATCATTGGTGATTATGATGACAGAGATTATGAATAAAGTTGATAAAGAAATGCTTTTAAAGCAAATCCATGATTTATGTGATAAACATGAATGCTCAGGGTATGTTTTAGCTGATACTGAATTTAAGACTATCAATATCGATTCGGTGCAGAAAGCAAAAGTCATAGATTATGAGATTTGTACAATTAAGAATCATCGACCTAAATATTATCATTTTGGGTACATCAAATATGGTCAAGAGGATTTAGGACAGCGTAACCATGTTCTGTGTATGATTGTAGACAAAGAGGTTTAGAAAAATGAATAAAGTTGTTGAAGATTGGATGTGTGATTTAATATGCCCAGAGGCATTAGATGACAAATTAGAACGTGTGCTTGATGAACGTTGTATGTCTGAAGAAAATGCTTTAAGTCTTTTAAAAGATATGACAGGAATCAACTACAAAAGTTTAGATCATGTGTCCGATGATAACTTAAGACTGCTGATCAATGCTTTAGGTGGAAATATCTAAAGCTTCAGCTAAGACATTGTTGGATTGAGGTTATTATGAAATTTGAAGTGAAAACTTATAATGCTTTACCATGTGAATTAGAGATTTTTACCATCAATGGTAAAGATGCGGATTTACAAGATTTTGGAGAGGTTCATACTGAGTATGGTGGTGAGCCATATACTTGTAATATTCTAGGTTTTGAACCTTTGTTGCCGACTGATAAAGTTATCAAGAAATATAAATTAACTTTACAAGATTACAGTGATATCTGTGATGCTTTAAAAGATGCGTTTAAAACAGGATATTGTGGATGGTGTATCTAAGCTCTGTCAGTCAGAGAGGTGTATCATGAATCAAACATTCAAAGTTTCAGACTTAACTGAATTGTTGCAATCTAGAATCGATGAGATAACCATTGAAAGTCTTAACGACAAGATTGATGAACTTAAAGCTGAAAAAATCAAGATCTTAGAGGAAATTTGGTCTAACCTTTATCAAGACAGGACTCAAGATAAATTCATGACCTTAGAACAGTTTATCGAAGCGATAAGGTTTTGGAATTATCCTACTGAAACTGATCAGAAAAAGATCGCAATGTTTGAGTTCGAAAAATATTATAATATCGATGAATGGACAGAATATAAAGCTAAAAACGGATTCTTTGATATGTTATTGCACTGTCATGATCATGGCATCCGAATTCCACATGATGTTGCGGATATGGTTTGTAAAGCATGTGCTTGCAGAGGTTGTCCTTATCATGAATCTCATTTAAACCGATCATGTCCTGAGTGTCGAAAATTGGGTTATACCTATTATGAAGGCTTTTGTGACGAATAGCTTATAGTTGATTGATATTGGATTAATGATTTGAATTTTGTGTAATAATTAATAATTAATAATTAATAATTAATAGTAGAAATATTGATTTTTTGAATTGTTATAGAGTTATAGAGGATTGAAAAATGACTGCTCCATATGCAGATGGTTGGCATAAGTTAGGAATGTACATTCAAGTATATACTGAGAATAACATTGTTATAAAAGCTCGTAGAAAAGGCAATAATGGCAAATTTTCAGATATTGATCTCGTTGAACGAAAATATAATGCGGATGTAAGTGTTATCGGAAGAATAAAGCTGACAAATTTACATAACAGATTTAGAACAGGTGGTGTCAGAGAAGCTAATCTCAAGCCTCAAATTGCCTATCCTACATCTCAAACAACTACTGGTCCAATAAAATTAGTCGAAAAACCTAAAAAGAATTCAAAAAAGTGCATGAAGTACTTTGACAAAGAAGATGTCATAAGTTGGTATAACTGTGAAAATGCAAAAGAATATCTTGAAACTGAGGGTTACTTTGCTGACTACTACGATCCAAAGATTGATAATATTTTCTGTTGGTCAAGAGGTGTACTTACAGCAATTCATGAACTGAACGCAGTCAACAAAATCTTCAGCCAAGATAATAGCTCAGATCATGGTTTATTCATTCCTTTATCTAAAATAAAAGAAAAGGTTCAGTACAGACCTATCAGAACTATTGACGAGTTTAAAGCTGTTACAGGAGTTGGCATTTTATCATATATTGCATTTAGGAAGAAAGGTGAAAATGTCAATAAGCTGTGGATGATTAATGGTTTTGAATTAGATAAAGATGAGATTAAATCTGTATGCATTGATACATCTTATACCATGGAAGATCTATTCAATGATTATGAATTCTTAGACAAAGATGAATGGAAATCTTTTGAGGTTGAAGAGTGAGCATAGAAAATATTATAAATGATTTGTAACGAATAAATTTAAGGAGTGTAAAAAGATGGCTTATAAACTTGTAGAAATCAAGAACCTTTTTGATAGGTTTGGAATCGATGCTTTTGATATAGTAGCATGTGAAAATGAAGTACAGTCTGAGTATATTGGATTCTTTGGCAACTGTATTAGAGAGATTTATGTCAAGGTTTTACAGAATGTAGTTGAAACGAAATATTTTAAGTACATAGATAAAACTCATGATTTCGGATTCAGTGATGGTGATTTTGCAGAGGCTGATCCGACCTTATATCGTTACTTTTTGCCTAAAGATTCCATAAAAGAGCTAGAAGATATTATTATCTCTTGTACTGATAAAAAAGAACGCATCTTTGATTTTTATTGGAAGTTAGGTGAGTTTTCTTATACTGATGATTTTTCAGAATCAAAGTTTGGAACTCTTGTCGGTTTTTCTAAACCTAATGGAGCATGTAAATATGACATTGTGCTAGATGGTGTAACTGATAACGGTGAAGAAATTCATGGATTTTTCTTTAAGACTAGAAAAACTTATGCCCTAAATATTGAGGGTGTTCCAATGCCTAATGTGCCTGTAATCAATATCAATCCTATTCCAACAATTCCTAATGAAGATGTCGAAAAAGCCAAAAAGAACTTTGATGACGAGGTTAAAAAATATCGAGAATCTAAAAATCAAAAGAACCAACGTTTTGATAACAACAATATTTTGAGAACTCCACCAAAATCTTCACAAAATGAAGTGTATGTAAAAACTCAGTTATTGATGGATTTACATCAATATTTAATCGATCAATATGAAGATGACAATACCGATGCGGAAGCTATTAGACTTCTAAAAGAGCTTGATCAGCTTTTAGGTTTTGAAGAAGATTACTACAACCCTGAGGAAAATGATGAGTAATAGATTTTATGTGAATGGTGTTCAAATTTTCGGTAATAACGAAATGTTTGACTGTACTTATAAAGAACTTGAACGTCAAGGTGCTCAGTGGGATGATTTCACATTTGAGCCGATTGAAATTTCTGATCCTCAAGGTTTAATGAATGCTGTTGAAACTGACATATTTGAGCATTTAAAAAGAATTAACACTAAAGATGCCTTTGACTTCGAGAAAAATAATTGGATTGACAACAGAGATTTCAAAGACGTTCATGATTCAGACTTTATTCTAAATGTGAGAAATGAAGATATTCTAAAATCTTGTGTATACACGGATGATGGAAATATTCAAAAATATCCTTATCTTAATTTGAAATATTGGATAGAATCAAAGAGAATCTTTACAAGTTATGTATTGTATACAGCAATTCAGAATGATGTTGAATTAGTAAAAGGAAAGCTTGTTTTGAAACAAGGACATAAGATAACTGCTGAGATGTACTGAAAGTGATTGATCCTAAATTCTACGAAGATCGAATAAAAAGCATCCAAAGGAAGATTTTGGTTTTTGTGTTCATTGTTGTTTTATCTGTTCTAAGTATTTTCGGATTGTTGTTTTCAACAAAGTACGATGTGTTTGATGTTTTTGTGGTTGGAGTAAGCTGTTTTATTTTGGTTGTAATAGCGACATTTTCATGCGTTGAAATCTCATGCTTAAATACAGACTATGATTTAGAATCTGATAAATTCTTAAGTACAATTTCAGCTTTAGGTCTTTCATACGATGAATATTATTGCAGAGGAAAGACCTTAAAGCCTTCTAAAGAATTCAGAAAATTGAAGTAAAAATTAGTATGTTAAAGTTATTTCAATTAATGCACCAGAAAATACAATCTTGTCAAGTTTGTTCTTGGTGTGATAGATTATCCACTGAGTAAGATCTATTTTTTCAACAGAAAGTTGATTTAAATAAGGTATATATTTTTCCATTGATTTTGCGTTAAAAAACCAGTCATCATATAAAAGTTGTGACAGTGATTGTTTAACTTTATCTGAATTTTCTCCAAAAACGTCTTTTAAGGTTTTATTTTTACCAAAACCCTTAATTTTTATATGTTTTGAAAAGTCATCTTCATTCAGATTACTCTCTCTCTCTCTGAATAATCCTTTTCTAAAAGAAACTCTCTAAAGTTTTTCATATTTTTAACCTCTCTTAATAAAACTTTATTATATTTATAAAATTTCAGCAATCGTTTTTGATTGCTGAAATTGTGTTAACTATTTCCATTCACTTGGCCATTCACTTGGAATATCTGCATAGTTAGATGCATTTATACAGCCACTGAAACAACCAGTACAGTGCATTGAATTTGGATATGTTATCCATAATTCTGGAACTGCTGAAGTTACATTTGAACATCCGCTAAAACAATACTCAAAAAAGATCACTTTAGTATTATACTTAAATAGATCTTGAGGTATTGAAGTTAATGATGTACATCCGCTAAAGCAACTCCTAAAACCCGTTACGTTCGGATTATACTTAAATAAGTCTTGAGGTATTGAAGTTAATGATGAACATTCTTCAAAGCAACCGTTAAAGTCAGTCACTTCAGTACTATTATCCATCGACATTAAAGGAAAAGCATAATCTATACTTTGAATATAATCCAACGTTGGAATCCAACGTTTCAACGTTTCATTCCATTCCAACGGGTCTGCATAAAGATATGGAAAATAAGTAACTTCTTTATTAGCTTTAATCTGAATTTTATCATTAGCATTAAAGGTCAAAGAATTGAATGCTTGAGAGGTTTTATTTCTGTTGATGTAAACATCATAATCTGAAGTATTGAAACCATTTGAATTGCTGAAAAAGTTGATATTAGTTCCATTTTTACTAGCAGTAAAGGCAATCTGAGGTGTGAACATATTACTCAAAGTTACACCACATGTACAAGTTTCAACAACATTTCCATCTACTAGAGCATTAAAGGTTATGACTGATCCACCATCTGATTCTCCATACACACGATATGTTTTAGTTAAACCATCTTGCGAAGTGCTTAATAATTCAACTGAGCAGTTATCATTATTAATAGAATATGAAATTGAGTCACCATTTGTTGTTACAACAACATCTTTGTACTCATCAACATCTCCGTCAATGGAAATTGCTAGAGGTGAACATTCAATGGTAACATCAGGCACAATCACAGTTATAGAAAATGTCTTTGTAAAGAAACCATCCTTAGTTGCTGTGATAGTCAGATGATCTGATCCCATATCATTGGTTACAGCTGTTAAACCGATTGAATTTGTATTCTGTGTTATATTAACTAATGAATACTCTGAATTAACCGATAATGAACAACCATCATTTGTAAATGAAATTTCTGTTGAATCGCCTTGTCTTAGAGTGATTGTATCGGTTGAAATATCAAATGGGGCATCCTGAGCTGTCTTAAATTTAACCTCTGAGTAAGCTTCAATCTGTTCATCAGCGTACTGAGTTAAAGTAGCTTGATAATTTGTAGAACTCTCTAACTCATCTTCAATATCAATTGAACTTTCAGTAGTATCTTGATCTAAGACAATTGCACCACGATTCAAGTTAGCTAATTTTAGATTGTTTTTAATTAAAGTTGCAGATTCACCGTCAACGGTTGGTTCGCTGAATGTGAACTGAACGCTTGAAGTTGTAACCTCACCTTTTGAATTTGTTGAAGTATTTGAAAGAGTAAGTGCTGGCTTGTCAATAACACCATCAAGGTTATCTTGAATCTCACCAGCGTCATATTTGACTGTATATTTTGACATTTTTGAGATCCCTTTTAGATTAATCTATTTTTATTTATATAAATAATCAAAAAAGGAGTTTTTTATGTCTAATATTGTATCTTTAGAAATTAACAAAAAAAAAATAAGTGTAGGATTGATTCCTGATTTGGAAAATCCTATTGAACTAGATTTAAATGAAATTGAATCACTTCAAAATTCTTATTTTTATATTAAGATTTTTCAAATGCCATTTGATGGATTCGTTAAATGTTATTCAAAGTCATCAGAAAGAATTTGGATATCAGTTTCTGATACAAAATTTTCTACGATTACATCTATTGATTTAAATCAAGTGAATCAAGTACAAAGTGGTAATTCAAGTGGTATTTCAATGATGTCAAATCTAGTAAAGAAAGGACAATGGGTTGGATTCTTTACATCTATAAATTATCATTCAAATGAATCAATAACACTTTATCATGCTAAAGGGTTATAATTTAATAAAAAATTCCGCATTTCTGCGGAATTTATCATAAAAAATCCTTATAAATCAATGACTTATGGCCATTCTCCTAAAGGTGAGCCAAATGCAACGTTCTGCTTTTTAAGCCATGTAAATGCATAGCCTAACTGAGCAACATTACTGTGATCACCTAAAACATATGAGAAAATTACTTTCTTAGTCATTGAGTTATAACCAATCACGCAAGCATTACGTTCAGGATTTCGAGTTACACCTTCAGTTTCAGCAAAAATGAAATGGGTTAAACCTTTTGTCATCTGACTTCCTAGATAAACTCTAGGCTCAACTCTGATGCCTAAACGCTCACCAAAAACATCGTCAAAGGCTTTCTTAGCATCTTCATCAAGCTCAGTCTTAACATCTATATTAACTCCACCAAGCTCACCACCTTGCTCAAGAACTCTATCAATTCCTGATAAGGCAACAGTACCATCTTTTTCGTTGAAAATCATTACAACAACGTTCTCGACGTCTTTACCTGTAGTTAGCACTTGCTTTGCAAGTACAGCATGATTAGTACCATTTACAACTTGAGAGCCGATATAAGCAATTGGTTCATACATAGCACCAACTAGCTGTAGATCAGCTAAAGCAGTTGCAATCTTCTGAGGAAACTTACCAACTTGAACGTCAACGTTCCAACTTCCTAACATATAAACTCCTTTTAAAGTTTAAAAACAAATTACAAAATATTTATAAATAAACAAAAAGGAGATTTTTTATGTCTACAATTACATCTTTAGAAATTAACAAAAAAAAAAATAAATGTATTAAATTTACCTGATTATGAAAATGGAGTTCAACTAGCTAGTGGTTCAAATCCTCCATCGGTTGGTTATGTTCAGTTTATAGGTGAAAATACACAAGATACATATGCAATAGGTCTTATTAATGGAGTTGAAGTTTCTGTATTAGGAGGTTCTGCATATCAGCAATGGGAACGTGCAGGATTATATTTAGTTGTTCCAACAGATGTTATAACAACTAATGGTAATGCAACAATTGAGTTTTATCCATTAAAATGATCAAAGAGGAATTCAAATGAGTAATATAACAAGTTTAGAGATTAGGAATAATGAATTCTTAATAGTTCCTGATGATATGCCAGCATATTTCTATCAGAAGTTGTCATCTTATAAGAGAGAAGTGAAACCTAATAGTATTCAATTAATTGGTGATGCTACCCTTAATGATGGGATAGGAACTTTACCATCTACTAATATTAAATCTTATTTTAATACAGGTTTTACTTTTAACCCTCAGAATAATCCTTTTGAGATAAGAATTAAATATAAAGTAAGTATTAATGATTACCCTAATCCAGTTTATTACTCATCATTAATGAATTTAGGTGAAAACAATATATTTTTTGAGATTTTTCTAGAAATAAATAAATCTAATAATTACTATTATCCTGCTGTTATGAAGTTCGATACTACATCTCAAACTTACCCAACTACAGCTTTTGGATGTGCCTCTACTTCAAATACTGATTGGAAATATTTGATAGTTAAATATCATCCTAATAGATTAACTTATGGAATATCTAATGGTGGATGGGGTAGTACGGCAGGTGAAGTAAGACAAGTCCCTTGGTCAATAGGTCACTATTCAAAGGATTTATTAAAATTATCAAAAGGTTATTCAACTTATATGACTTATTTTACAGATATTGATAATTATTTTAATACATTATCAAATACTCCAATAATTGATAATTCTGAGGACTTAATTTTCGGATATGGTAAAGGTGTAGGTTTAGATACTGCTAATACTCAATTCATAGGTCAAATAGATTTTTCAGAGTCATATATAAAGATCAATAATGAAATAGTTTCACCATGGAGTTTATAAAATGAGTAATATAACAAGTTTGCAAATCGGACAAAAAAAAATAGAGATAGATAACAATTATTACAGATTTCCAACTAATACAGCAGTACTAAATTTTTCAAAATTAGGTGATTACACTATAGATTTGAAAGATTATTTACCTGAAGGTAAAACTGTGATGCTTGACTACAATGTTCATGTATGGGGCGAGTCTAATAATGCAGGAAATTTGTTTATAGGTTCTGACATTGCTAAAGGTCTTGAAAATGGTCAATACATTTTGACTGTATATGGTTCTGGTATTAATGAATGTTTAGAAGGTTCAATTTCTGTAGGTTCTGAAAGATATTTAACTGTTAGGGTTGATTCTTATAAGTTTAGTGGTCAGATAGTTATTAGAGGTTATCGAATTATAAATAACGTAGTAGATATTCAATTAGAGGATTAAACCATGCCAACTAAAATAGAAAGTCTTACTATCAATGGTAAAGAACTCACATTACAAAAAAAAAAAATAGAGAAATAGTAAAAAGTTTATCCAATATAAGTGGAAATGGAGAATTCACAGTAACTGCAACACGTACTGGTGAGTTTTGGATAAGAATGGAATTTAATAGTGGTGGAACACTTAGAGTGGTAAATAAAACTCTTAATGTTGATTATGAATCAGCATCACATAATGGTAGTTGGAATTTAAGATTACATGGAATATGTAATAAAGGTGATATTTTACAAGTTGTTTATAGCAATGCAAAACTTAATAATTCTGCATCTATGGTAATTTTATATTAAAGGAATTAAACAAATGTCTACAAAAAAGCTTATGGACTTTTACAAAATCTTTTGGAATTTCCCTCAGAAATACCAAGACAAGTTAGGTAAATTAGGTGATACAGTTCAGTACACAAATCCTATAATTTTTCTAATCTATGCTATAGGAGTCACTTTTTATAACTCATTCTATAAACTTGAAAATCCATTTAAGCTTTTGGTTGTTTTTATATCCACATACGCAATCACAGCTTTAATTCAAGTGACCTTGAAATTTCTGTTCAATCAGCCACGACCAAGAACAGAGATTGCTAAAGGTAATGAGGGTATCAACCCTGATCTTAACTTTGATCCACAGATAGACGGTCAAAACTCATTTCCATCGGGGCATACTATGTCAGCTATGACGGGTGGCATGTTTTGGTTTCAGATGACTTTCGAATATGCTGAGTTAGGAATCCTTTTCGGAATCATTGGATTCACTTTAGGACTTTTGACAGCATTGTCAAGAATTGTCCAACATGCCCATTGGGTACGTGATGTTGGATTCAGTATTGTGGTTTCAGTTCTAGCTTATTTCGTGGCTTGTTGGTTTTTATAAATATAATAAAGTTTTATTAAAAGAGGTTAAAAATATGAAAAACTTTAGAGATTTTCTTGCCGAGCAAGACTATTCCGAAAGTGGTCTAAATGAAGATTTTTCTGTTTCTCCATTAAAACAAGAAATTATTTCTAATATTAACAAAGATATAAAAAAATTCAAAGAACAGATAATTTCAAAATTACAGAAAACTAATGACTCAGTATTTCAGAGCATGGCTGATTCTTTAGCTTCAACAATATATTACATTGACAATGCGATTCATGTAAGAAACGTTATAGAAAATGATCATACTGCGGAAGATTGCATCAAAATATTAGATCGATATTTAAAGGAATGGTCAAAACCAAGCAATCCAAACCATCTAGGTATTGTTTATGCAAATGCCTTAATTAAAGATATTCAAAATAAATTGGGTAAATGGAAATAATTGGGTTTCTTATCAGATAAAAGAAGTTGCTATCCATCTGAAGTGTCGTGCTATCAAAAGAACTAGGAGACCTTTCTAAACTTTTGAAATAATTCAGATGTTTAGCAACTCTTTTGTTATTGTAACAAATTTTTGCTTAGATTACAAGAGGATTTTCAGGAAATTCCACGTATGGAAAATCTTCTTGTTGTGGTAGATCTCTCAATGCCTGTCTGTAGGATTGGATTAATCTTAAATCTTCTTCAGAGATAGGGTAATCAGGCATCAGATAGAAATCTGTAGCATTCAGCTCTGCATCTCTTTTAGCTTTTAGTTCAGCAGATAAAGTTTCAACTTCTTTTTGCTTTATTTCTTCTAGATGTTCATCAGCAAATACATACTTACCGTTTAGCTCTATGATTTTTCTTTCAGTCTCTTGGATTGGTTGACCTTTTAATTCTGGTTTAAACTTTGTAATGGAAGATTGAAGTTTAGCTTTATCAGTATCAAAAAGTAAACTGTCACCATTTGTTGTATCTACTACATAATATATCATTTGTTAAATCTCCCTAAGATTGCTCACTTTCTGAACCAACAGCATAAATAAATCTAAATAAAAGAGTTGCCCCTCCAGTAGTATATGATACTTGGAAACGTTGATCTTTTTTTATAGGTACTGTTATTCGTAAAGGGTTTCCACCTGATGAAAAATTATTGACTGAATAGACAACATTTCCCTCATTATAAACATGAATTAAAATATATTGCCCTGATGCACTAGCTGTCTTTGAAAATGCTATATAGCCATCAGCGGGTGCAGTATAAGCAGTACCTGTAGAGCCAAGTGTCAAATCATCATAGACTGCTGACGGCATAGCGTTATGAGCTATCGCTATCTTTGCGGTGTTGTCAATGTTGGTGAAGTCTTTATCAGCCTTACCATTCAAATCACTAGAAATATTATTAACTTCAGAATCTACATAAGCTTTACTAGCTAAAGTATTAATAAAATCTGTACTGTTAGGAGTCTGTAAAATTAAGTTCATAAGCTTAACCATATTGTTAAGTCTTGTTTCATCTTGCTGACCTAAAGATTTTGAAGTATGAATCTGACCGTTGTCATCTTTAATGATGATTTGTGTATTTGTTAATGTTTCTGACATTTTATTCCTCTACTTTTAAAGGATTTTGAGGATATTCAACATATGGAAATCCTTCAGTTTGTGGCAAATCTCGTAAAGCTTGTCTGTAAGCTTTAATCTTTTCTAAATCTTCATCTGAGATTGGATAATCTTGGACTAAGTAGAAATCAGTCTTAGCTAAATCTGCATCTCTTCTAGCTCTTAACTCTTCTGCTAATTTTTCAGCTTTTTCCTCTTCAGTAGGCTCTGGAATTTCTTCAATACTCATTACAAAATTTTCGTCAACGACAGTTTTGTAATGCTCAGGATCAGATGCAACCAAAGCTTCAATCACCATCTTTTTAGCTTGATTATGTGGCTCTGAACCATTTGAAATGCATGTGAATTTGTTATGAATAGCTTTCTCACATGTTGTTGGAATTCTTTCATTTTTCCAAGCACCGTTAACGTACCTTGCAAAGTAACCTTTACGAATGTTTGGAGCTTCTTCAACACAATCATATGGTAACATAGGCTTATCAGGATTTTGAGGATCTTCAAAAACCATCTCATCCTTTAAGTAGTAACCATCTTTATCAAATCTGTAAACTTTAATCATTTTGTAAATCCTTTAGTGAAAATGGAACAGTTACCGAACATAATTGTTATGTTTTGATAATGAAATTCAAAGCGATTGAGGCTGGATATACCTTGCCGTTGTCGGTATAGATAGAATTAGACCAACTTGCATTAAATTGGAGAGGTGCAATACCATTATTACCATAAGCAGGTACATTCCAAAAATGTTGGTTATTCATTTTAATTGCACCTGTTCCAATTACTCCAACACTATCATTTGGAGATGTTAAATTTTCATCTGTATTACCAGTAATGTTTGGTAACTGTTCAGCAATGTAAGTTCCTAATGCATTTGTACCTGCACCAATTGGGTATCTATCTCTAAAATCAGGCAATAATGGAGACTGTGCTGTACCACCATAAGTAGTACCAATTCGATTATAAAGTTTTTCATATGTTATAGGATCAAATGGAGCACCTTGACAGCCTAGATAACCTTGTGGAAGAACCGATCCTGCATATAAAAGAACCGTACCAGTTGGTACAACTAAAGTTTCTAAATCTGCAAGCGTTGGAATTTGTGACCAATAAACAACATTGGATGGATTTGCTACAGTCGATGCTGGACCATTTGCAACGATGCATTGATATAAATCATTATTGTAAATAACAAAAGAACCCACAGCATAATCTTTATCAGCTTTGTAACCCCATATATCATTCTGTAAAGCTAAAATGCTTACATCTGGATTTTCTGTAATAACGTTTGATGATTGACTAACTGTGTATGTACCATTCTCAAGATCTCCGGCACTTTTTGAAATTGAAACTGAATTTTTGACAATATTTTCAACTTCTGTCTTTGACGGAATTTCATGACCACCTAAAGTTCTACCATCACCGACATGAATCGATTTGGTATCGGTGTTAATAACGATTTCACCGTTATTTATTGGAAATTGTTTGATCTGTTGAGACGTACCACGTCTAAAATTAACTTTTATTCCCATATATAACCCTTAAAAACATTTTTATTTTATTTATAAAAACAGTTATTAAGTGGTATAATAAGTTCAGAGCTTAAGCTCATATTTCGACATATTTTGTCTTTATTTTTGCCTTATTAAATCCATAACCTTGTGTTATGGATTTTTTTTTTTATGAAAAATTCATGAAAGAAAAATTTTTCATAGATTTTTTTAAAAAATATCTTGAACTTTTGAGAAAAATATCTATAATATAGATATAAGATCAAACGGAGATTCAAAAATGACTGATATAGCTAAGTTAGTAAATAATGAACTTAAAAGCCATAATTTAACATGGTCTGAAATGAAAAAAGTTAATTCTGTTAGAGGTTCATCAATGAACTCTAAGAGAAACAATCCGAATTCTATTAGAATTATTCAGATCGAATATCAGACTTATTACCAAGTTCGAATCTATGATTTATATAATAAATCTGAAATTGTATTTAATGTAAAACTTCAAAACGGCAGTATCAAGTCAACTTATACCAAACAGGAATTTTTTGGTAAAGATGCTGAATATAATTTTGAAAAATATAAAAAATATCTAGACAACAACAAGCATGGTGTAATTTGCTATACAGTGTAAAACGGCATAAAAAGATTATAATTCGAATGGAGGTTTAGGTATGAAAGCAATCGGATATATCAATCATTTAATTTATACCGATATTGAGACTTGGAAAATCTTTGAGGATAACGGAAAGCTTTATGCTCAAGAATGTATAAAAGAGCCAATAATCAAACCAGATATGGTTCCAGGTGGATTCTCGGCTATATGCTTGAATAATTCAGAACTCTTTCATAAAGGAAATTATAAAGAGGTTTTAAAGAATGCGCCATTTGAGATTATAAAGTACAGAGGAAAGTATGGATATTGGCGCAGAGATTGTTGGTGGTGTCATGATGTTGATGCATTCTTTCCTAAACAGATTGAAAAATGGAAAAATGGTGAAGATGTCCCTAAGAATGCTGTAGTTGAATTTAAAAAAGATGAAGATGGTAAAGAATATGCAATCTGCTATGGTTTAACCCCAGGTGGAAAATATAAGAAAGAGTTTAGAGTCTTAGGTACTGAAATCGTTGACTATAATGGTTATTTTTACGATTATAATTTTTAACCGAGTTCATTCTCGGTCAAAATCATAAACTTTAAACCTTTATTATCCGCAAATTCTTTACAAGCCTTCCATTTCGCAAGGTTGATTATATAAGTCTGTAAAGCTTCGTTAAAAGATTGAATATTTTTAGGAGTTAACTTGTTAGGTTTCTGAGGCTTTACGGTTTCATTGTAAGATTTAATTTCAATTAATACCTTATGTCCTGTTATAAACTCAACATAGAAATCGATGTAATAACGATGAACTTTTCCATCAGTCGGTTTAACATAAGGGATTGGAAACGGCTCTAAAGAAAAGTTTTTTATGTACTTATTTAAATCACAGTACCTTAAAAATTTCAGCTCTAAAGATGATTTGTATTGAACGTAACCATCTTTAGATGACTGCATAGTTTCATCCAAAACCTTTAAAAATTTTTCAGGGTGGACTAGTTTGTACCACCCTTTTTTGGATTTGTATTTTTTCATGATTTGTTACTAAATACAGTGTTGTCGAAACCATTAGTATCCCAATTCAATGTACTATCTGGATCATCTTCATATAGATATTCATCAGTAGATGAGAACACTGTATAATCCCATCCTGTGTTATCCCAATTCAAAGTGGTATCAGGATCATCGACATGAATGTGATTCATATTAATTACACAGAAATCGTCATTTAAACCTTCGCAATGTGCAATAACAGTTATTTTTTCCGTATACGGTGATTTTCCTTTACCAATTAAAACCGCACATCCAACTTCATTGAAGGTCTGATCGCATTCCACAAGTTCCACATCACCACGTAACGTGAATGATACCGGAGCATTTGGAATACCCCCTCGAACAATAACTGAAAAGTGTTGGGCGTTCTTAATTTCATTCACTGAAGGTTCAACGTATAAACTATTGTCACGTTCATTTGTAGTCACGCTATCGTTAATTAATATATTATCAAGTTCAATATCGTTAATAATTTCATTGCTATAATTTATTTCTTTTTGAGTATTCTGTACATTATTAAAGGCGATATCTAATTCATCGTAATCATTAAATTGAATTGGTTGTAAAGGCTGATCTCCCTGATTAAATCTTACATGGGTACTTACAGTCTTTTTAATACCAATTAATTGATAATGTGAATAAGAAGGAATAAACTCAGATCCAGATTTGTAATAAGAATACAGTTTGACTTGATCGTTATCTATATAACCATAATGGTAAAATGATGATTCATATTCATCTTTACGGTTTTCGTATTTAACAAATTTAAATCCGCTATCATATCCTTTAGGAACAAATGATAAAGAATCGCCATCCATTATTGGAAATACATTTACAAACCAATTGTATGAATTTGGGTTTTGAATTCCAAAATGGTATATATTCTCAAACCATGTTCCTTTAAAATCGCCATCGGCTATAAAATACAAATCATTCGAGTTCAGTGAACTAAACACGCGCTCTTCGACTCGAAATGATCCTGAGGAGTCTGGATTTTCACGAGCTTTATAAGATAAACCGATCTCCGGAATTTCTTCAGGAACCACTGATATTGTAGATTGATCGTTTAATTCAAATTTTGATCGGAAATTTACACCGAAGATTTGTTCATCTTTCTGATCAGATCTTACAAATTGATCGGCTGAAAAACCGTCAAGGTATTTAGCATCAATTTCAGTATTTTCAATAATCTCTTGGACTTGTTGTGGATCAATTTTTGCGTTGTTTATAAGCGCATCGACCTCTGGCTTAGTATAAGTATCAGTGATCCCGTACCCTGCCAACGTGGTGGCTTTTTTGGCGTATTCTGATAGGTCTAAATCATCAACGGTTATAGTTACTGAATTTAAAAGAAGATCTACTTCCGTTTTGGTGTATGTATCAGTGATACCGTATCCGGATAAAGTAGTTGCTTTATCCGCTTTATTACGAAGAAGATCGTCTACTTCCGTTTTTGTATACGCATCGGTTATACCATAACCTTCCAAGGTAGTAGCTTTATCAGCTTTATCGTTGACGATTAGAGTTAACGCGCTCAAATCGTGTTTAGACGCAAATAAATTATCGCATTCGGTCTTTGTATACGCATCTGTGATGCCGTACTCGGCAAGAGTTGTGTACATTTGACCGTTAAGCATTTCATCGATTTCGGATTTGGTGTAATAATAAGTAAATTTATTATCAATCTGATTAATTGTGTAAGATTCGGACTTTAAACGATATAGATCGTTAATATCATTTAAAGTATTTTCTTTCATTTCATCGATCTGATCTTTAGTATAACAATTATCAGTAGTAAGAACTTTTTCTAAAAGTCGATCGATTTCTTCTTTGGTATAACATTCAGACCCTGTAGTATTTCCGTTGCAAACCACAACTACAGTATTTTCATCCACAGGGGTATCTAAAATTACTTTGTATTGTTCGTAAGTATAATCAGCCTCAGGAATTAATTTACCATCAACAAAGACCGATGGCTGTGTTAACTCAAATTCAGTCTCAAATTCGTACTGATCTTGCCTAGCGTAAAATTCTTTTTTAGGTAATAACAGTGCGGACTCATAACCTATACTTGAAATTACCGTAACTGTACGGTCAGCTTCTAAAGGCTCGTTAAAACCGACCACACCATGTTCATAATTGTAGACGTCCTGATCTTGAAGAACACCGTCCAAAAATACGATAACTGATTTTGAATTGAAATCTAGATTAAATACTTGCTGACCTTCCTCGGTATTAAATACGTTGGACTTTAAGGTCATGTAATTATCTTCAATTCTCTTAATATTCACGCGTTCCCACGATGTTGATGTATCCGGAGGATCGTTAAAATTACCATCCATCAAGGAACGATAAATGAAAGTATTGTAGTCGACGTACTCATCGACCTCGTACACACGATTTCGATCCCATGTCTCAATCTGATTGCCTTGCATCAAATCGTAGAATGTTTTAAGCTCTCGAATCTCTCGCTTTAAGCGCATTGTGCCACGATTCATGACAGTTTCATTCGGAGCTTGACCGTTTTTTATACGGTAATCCTTAAAAAATTTTTCTAATGTTACAAACATGTCAGAACTCTCTTTTTTATCTTTCTTTTATTTATATAATTAAATAATTAAAAAAAATTTGAGGCGTACAATGATCGATAAACTATGGAACGGCATTAAAAGTCCGGACAATAAAATTAACAGCATTTCCATCAATATCCAAAAGCTTGAACGAATGACTCATAATGATCGTATAAACGATGAAAAGACACGATTTGGTTTAGGATATAAAGGATCAAAATCAAAACTTGTATCCGAGTTATTTAAATTCATGCCTAAAGCTGAAAATTTTTACGATCTTTTCGGAGGCGGTGGTGCAGTCACCGATTACGCTTTATACAAAGGATTGTACAAAAACTACACGATTAACGAGTTGAATGAATTGACGTACAAAGCGTTGACGATGTATTTCAACGATGACTTTAAGGATGAAAAACGTTGGATCTCTAGGGAAGATTTCTTTAAATTAAAAGATACTGATCCTTATGTCGCATTTTGTTACAGCTTTGGTTCGAGTTTAGTCACTTACATGTATAATCCTGATAAGGAACAGTGTGAGCGCGCATTCCATTATGCAATTTGTTATGATGATTATGAACAGCTAGATCAATATCTTGGAAAATATAAAATCCGTTTGTACTCTTCAAATATTTTTGATAAACGTATCGAGCTTCAAAATTACCTCAGAAACCTTTTTGAAAAAAATATTTGTAATAATTTAGAACGGAATCCTTTGATAAGCTTCAACGATCAATGCCCTAAATCAGTGTACAATCCTCCAAAAAACCTAGAAATTTTAAATAAATCGTATATTGATTGTAATATACGAGATAATTCAGTAATTTACTGTGACATTCCGTATAAGGAC